GGGGTTTGTTTATGCATGCAATTTCTGTAATGCCAGAAAGACCTGAAGCTTATTATATATTTTCAGAATGGCTAGCAGATCGTCACGAATGGAGAGAAGCTTTAACATTCTCAAGTATTGGATTAAATGTAGTTCAAGATTTCATCCCTATTGATAACGATTTAACATATGTTGGTAAATATAATCTTCAATTTGTTCACGCAATTAGTAAATGGAAAACTGAAGGTTCAGACAGATCTAAAAATCTTTTGTTTAATTTCAAATATAAAACAAAACACAATGATTACCACGAGGAATTAATTAATCGTTGGATTTCTCAAGCAGGCTATCCTAGTACACTTGCTTATACAAGAGAAGAAGCAAATCTATATAAATGGCCGTTTGAAGGAATTGAAGATATAGATACCAACTATTCTAGACATTTTCAGGACATGTTTGTGTTATCTGTCAATAATGGCAAAAGAAATGGTACCTTTATAGAAATAGGATCTGGCGATCCATATAAGTTTAACAATACTGCTTTACTAGAAGACTCTTTTGGCTGGACTGGGCTATCACTTGATAATAGTGAGGAAGCCTGTTCTCTTTTTTCAAGAAAAAGAAAATCGACCATTATATTATCAGACGCGTTAAATGTCAATTACCAAGATTTATTTAAAATGCATTGCTTTGATAATTACGTAGATTTTTTACGTATTAATTCTGAAGCAACATCATTAGAAGTTTTAAAAAATATTCCTTGGAACAAGCATGAGTTTGGTGTAATTCAATTCCAACACAATTTCTGCTGGTGGAAAAATGATTTTAGAGATAAATCTAGAGAAATTCTCAAAAGTATGGGTTACGTTCTTTTTGCTAACGATGTTGCAGTTAGTGAAACAGAAAACTATGAAGATTGGTGGTTACATCCAACGCTTGCAGCAGCTAATAAAAGAATGAAGACAAAGAAAGATATTAACTTTGCTTGGGAATATATGATGAAGGAGCACAGAGAATGAGTACGGTTGTTATAGTTACTGGTGGATTTGACCCACTTCATTCAGGCCATATTGCATATTTTAAAGCGGCAAAAGAGTTAGGAGATCATTTAGTTGTTGGCGTAAACTCTGACGAGTGGCTAACACGTAAAAAGGGTAGACCATTCATGCCGTTTGAAGAACGTACCGCGATTATCAAAGAATTAGAATGTGTTGATGAAGTAATAGGTTTTAAAGACGATGATGATACCGCTTGTGGTGCTATTTTTCAAGTATTATCTACAAAAGGCTCTCAAACAAAAGTCATTTTTGCTAACGGTGGAGACAGAACTAAAGATAATATTCCAGAAATGATGTATCAAGATGTTGAATTTGTTTTTGGCGTTGGCGGTGAAGATAAAAAGAATAGTTCCTCGTGGATCCTTTCAAATTGGGATAAACCTGAAACTGAAAGGCTGTGGGGTAAATATCGAGACTTAGATCAAAACGGTCATTGGAAAGTTAAAGAATTAACTATTGAGCCAGGAAGATCTTTAAGCGACCAACGACATTTCCACCGATCAGAGCATTGGCATATTGTAGACGGTGATCTTGAAATGAATTTGGAATTTTTAAATGGCTATAAAACATCAAAAGTTTATAAATCAGGTGAAAGCATTGATATTCCTAAAAAGGCTTGGCACCAAGCAACAAATGTCGGTTTTTATCCATGCAAAATAATTGAAGTGTGGATGGGCAGCGTTTTGTCAGAAGAAGACATAGAAAGACGAGACTGATTTTACCTCCCTAAGTAAAATTATAAATAATAGGAAAGCATAAACCTTAGGGATAAACATATGGCACAGCCTACATCAAGAACCGAATTTAAAAAATATATTCTCAGAAAATTAGGTGATCCGGTAATTCAGATTAACGTATCTGATGAGCAAGTAGATGACCGCGTAGATGAGGCAATATCTTTTTGGCGCGACTATCATTACAACGGTAGTCAATTGGTTTATCTAAAACATGAGTTAACAGCAGATGATGTAACTAACGGTTACATAACGCTTCCAACCGGTCTTTTAGGTATTCAAGGAATTTTCCCACTTAATACATCTTTTTCAACTGGATCTGGAATGTTTAATGTAACCTATCAGTTTGTATTAAACAACCTTACAGATCTCACAAGTTATAGTGTACAAAATTATTATATGACAATGCAGCATATTCAATTTATGCAAGAGATCTTGGTTGGTAAGCCAATGATCAGATATAATAAGCATGTTAATAAGCTATATCTTGATGTTGACCAAGATGTATTGAAAGAAGGAAATTATATAATCATTGAAGCATATGACGTAATTGACGAATCAGATTATCCTGACGTATGGGGTGATCGTTGGCTTCAAAATTACGCTGCAGCATTGGTTAAAGAAAACTGGGGTTCAAATCTTACCAAATTCACTGGGATGCAACTTGTAGGAGGTGTATCATTTAATGGTGAAACAATTTTATCGGAAGCCAGGGAAGAAAGAAGAGCAATGGAAGAAGAAGCTGTAGGTAATCTTCAACCACTCACATATAACTTTATTGGATAAGATATGGCTACAAATCTATATTTTAGAAATTACGATAATATCTACGAGCAAAATTTAATTGACGATCTCGTTATTGAGTCAATTCAAATTTATGGTATTGATATTATTTACATCACAAGATCTCTACAAAACGTAGACTATATACGTAATGAAGACGACATCTCTATATTCGACGAAACTTGGGACTTCGAAGTTTATGTTAAAAACATTGACGGCTTTGAAGGAGAAGGTGATTTCCTAAGTCGCTTTGGATTAGAAATTAGAGACTCTATGACTCTAAGCGTAGCATTTAGAACCTTTGAACGTTTTGTAACGCGTAACGTTAAAACCAGAAGCAGACCTTACGAAGGCGATCTTATTTACTTCCCACTTAATGAAAAAATGTTTAAGATTACTCATGTTGAGCATGAAAGTGTATTCTATCAAACCGGTGCGCTGCAAGTTTATGATTTAAAATGTGAGTTATTTGAGTATTCTGGAGAACGTTTTGAAACAGGTCGCGATAATATCGATACGTTGTTTGAAGACGAAGATCCAACAAAAGCAACAACACTTAAGAGTGTTGCTAATACAACGCCTGGTGCTACAAACTGGCAATATGAAACAGTGGCTGATGACATTATCGATTTCTCAGAGATGGATCCATTCAGTGAAGCAATAGATATCGGAGATAGTTAATGGCTATTGTCAATTATTTTTATAACGAAACAACAAGGAAGTATGTTGCTTTATTTGGTACTCTATTTAATCAAATAAGAATCGAAAGAACAAATAGTGCTGGAACGGCTGTACAAAGTATGATTGTGCCGTTATCCTATGGGCCATATCAAAAGTTTTTAGCAAGAATTACACAGGATCCAGGTTTAAATAGAAAGTCAGCTTTAAATCTGCCTAGGATTTCTTTTGAAATTAATGATATGCAGTACGACCCTGATCGTAAAATCGGCACAACAAAAAGAATGTTCAAATCTTCAGTTGAAGATAATGGCAAACGCCCCTATGTTTGGTCGCCTGCTCCATATAACTTAAATATGTCTCTTTATATTATGGCTAAATACCAGGACGATGCATCCAAAATTTTAGAGCAAATTATTCCTTTCTTTCAGCCAGACTGGGTAACCACAGCTAAGCTTATTCCTGACTTAGATCCTATTGACATTCCTGTTATATTACAAAGTGTAACAACAGATGAAATTTATGAAGGCGCATTTGAAGAGCGCTCAAGCGTTTTATATACATTAACTTTTACTTTAAAGGGTTGGTATTTTGGTCCTGAAAGAGAAAAGAAAGTTATTAAATTTATCGATATTGATTTTGCCTCTAAGTTAGATGCAACAGACTCAACTAATGGGTTTGAAGAACAGATGATTATAAAGGCAGGTTTGACGGCTAATGGAGAACCTGTAACTCTAGAAACTGCAAATGCTTCATTAACAGCTGTTGTATCTAATACATCTATAACGAGCATTACAATAGATGATGGTGGTCTTGGATTTAGTAAAGATAATCCACCAGTAATTACCATATCCGCGCCTTCTTCAAACAGTGGAGTAACAGCTACAGCAACCGCAACAATTGAGAGTGACCTCGGTCCTATAAAGGAAATTCAAATTACAAATAACGGTTCTGGTTATTCATCAGTTCCAACCGTTACAGTTGAGGCACCTCCAAAATCTTCAATTCTATATACAGATATCGAGTTTGCAGATGACTGGGGAGTTATTAAGGTAATTGAAGAAATAGAATAGTGAGAATTTTAAAATGAGTAAAGATGATATTTCTAAAGCATTAGGGTTAACTCCATTGTCAGAAATAAAAAACCAAGAAGAAGAAATTAAAGGTGTTGTCGAAATAGATAACACTGAAATTGTGCAAATAGAAAAAGGTGAAGTTGTCACAGTAGACGAGGAAAATCTTAACGATTTAGAATTAGCTCGTCAAAATGTTAAAAACATTATTGAAATGGGTGATGATGCTGTAAAGGAAATGGTTGAAATTGCAAAACAATCTGAGTCACCCCGTGCCTTTGAAGTTGTATCAACGTTAATGAAAACATTACTCGATGCTAACAAAGATTTTGTAGACATTTCGTCAAAAAAGAAATATGCGCAAGAAGATAAATTGCCGCAGGAAACTAACGTAACAAATAACAATTTAATAGTATCAACTGCTGATCTGTTAAAAATGTTAAAAGGCGATGATGATGCTTGAAAAAGGTTATCTCGGTAACTTAAATTTAAAACGTATTGGCCAAGGTATAGAATGGACTCCTGATTTATTAAAGGAGTTTATGAAGTGTGCCGGTGATCCAGTTTATTTTGCCGCAAAATATATTAAAATTGTAGATGTTGATAAAGGATTGGTTCCTCTTGACATGTACGAATACCAAAAAGAAATCACAGAAAAAATTAGTAATAATCGACGAGTTGCTGTATTAACTGCTCGGCAGTCCGGTAAAACTACAACGGCAACCGCTGTAATTCTTCATTATATTTTATTTAATGAATTTAAAACTGTTGCTGTTCTAGCAAACAAGGGTGATGCTGCCCGAGAAGTTTTGGCTCGAGTTAAATTGGCATACGAGGCTCTTCCCAAATGGTTACAACAAGGTGTTGAAGAATGGAACAAAGGTAACATTGCTTTAGAAAACGGGTGCCAAGTTTTGGCTGGTACTACATCTTCTAGCGCTATTCGTGGTAAATCAATTTCATTCCTATATCTCGACGAGGTCGCGTTTATTGAAGGATACGATGAGTTCTTCGCATCGGTTTATCCAACAATTTCATCAGGTGACTCAACCAAACTACTCATGACTTCTACACCTAATGGATTAAATCATTTTTGGAAAACTTGCAAAGGTGCAAAGGAAGGTACAAATGGCTATGAATATGTTGAAGTTATGTGGAATGATGTTCCTGGTCGTGATGAAAAATGGAAACAAGAAACTCTTGCTGCACTAGATTACGATGAACAAAAATTTAGACAAGAATATTGTTGTGAGTTTTTAGGTAGTTCTGGTACTCTTATTGATGGTTCTAAACTAAAGGCTTTAGCTTACGATAGACCAATTGCAGAGCAAGAAGGCATTACTCAATACATTAAACCT